GATTGTGAACACGTCACCAACAGCGATGGTTTCACCAGAACCGACAGTCAATGTTAGAGTGGTTGCGCCTTCAGCAGTCACGCTCGCACCAGTGGTGTTGCCAGTAGCAGCACGGGTGCCGCAAGTGTGGACCTTGATCGACTGGCTCATGTTGACTTCTTCGTAGCCCAACACTTGCTCACCCATCATGCCGTTCTTGAACTGGCGCGAGATGACATCTGTGGGGTTGAAGAAACCAGACAGACCGTTCACCAGAGCAGCGTTAGCGGCAGGGTTCACGGTAGCGTAACGAGGCGACATGGTGGCGGCATTCTCGTTCAGCTTCTGCTGGGCTTGCAACAGCACCAGGGCGGTCGATGGGGCATTGCCGGGGGAGCCAACAGAGTTACCGACCAGCTTGTATGCGTTGGCAACGTCAGCGTCCACGGTAGAGGCCAACTGGCTGATACGTGGCTTCAAGACACGCTCTGCGAAGTCGTCCATCTGCATGGTCAATTCAGCGGATGTGAAGTTGATGCCGATGTGCTTTTGGCTGGAGACAGTCAAAGTGGTGAACTGTTCGTTGTCGTCCTGAACTTGCAGGGCGGCACCGTCAGTGACCAAAGCGCGGTCGGGCAAACGGATACGCAGTGTGGAACCGATCTTGGCACCTGAGACAGCGAAGCTGTCGTCGTACTGACGGTTCACGTTGCGGGTGATCACCAAGTTGTTCTCAAGGATTTCGAGAGACTTGCGGGTGATCATGTCAATGGTAAGGATCGAATTGCTCATGATGATGATTTCCTATTTAGCGGTTGCGGGTTGCCCGTGCTTTGTCGATTTGTCTTTGGCGCTCGGCAGCAATCCAGTCCGATACATTCAGTGTCTTGGTAGACCGAGGATCGGTGGTGTCAGTGACACCAGGGTTGCTTGCTCGTGCGGTTACCGGACGAATCGGGTCTGGCGCAGACGAGGTTTTCTTTTGGAAAGGCTCGGCAGTTAATTTAGCCTCAACTTTTCCAATCTCACGCGCTTGCAACAGTGGCGACAAGCGAGATATGCGATCAGCTTCCTTGGGGTTGCTGCCCAGCCAGTAGGCCAGATCAGGTCCAAGGTCAGACGCTTTGATGGTTTCGGCCATCGCATCGGTGACTCGAAGATTCGGGTTATACGCAACTTGGTCAAAGTCATCGTATTTAGACCGGGCTTCTTCCTCACGCTCTGCAAAGGTTTCTTCAATCTCAGCGCGTTGATTCTGGATCTCCCGATGTTGGACCAGCTTTTCAGCTTCGGCACGGATGAAATCACCGTATGCCTGCGGGCTGTCAAATTGATCTGATGTCGGAATATCCGTTGGCATTGCTGGCACGGGTGCCTGCTTTGCCTGCTGCTCACGTTCCCATTTGCGCTGTTCTCTTGCGAGGCGCTTGCCAATCATCGCGTCGATTTCAGCCTGGGAATACTTCTTTTCTTCCTGGGTGCTACCGTCTTGATTCTCAGCTACTACCGGCGCATTTTGTGCATTGTCCGTGGTGGCCGTCACCTCGGGTGCTTGCGCGGAGTCAACTTCCGCTAAGGCTTGGACTTCATCAGTCATTTTTAACTCGTGTGAGTTCCCGGTGAACCTCACCGGTACGGTTGGGTTATCTTACAGCAGATTACTCTGGCTGTGCAACATTGGTTTGGGCAGCTTCTTGGGCAGCTTTGTATGCGGCCACAACGTCAACAGTGTGCATGGCAGCGCAGATGGCCTGTACACGGGCATCCTCGGCGCTGTAATCATCGCCGGGGGCGACAACGTGACGGTAAAACTTGCTGCTGATTTCAACGCCATCTTCTTTAATGACGGTCTTGGTGCGGACTTGCACACAGCCATTTTCAAGTGTTTCAATCAGATCGGCAGAGATTACTTTTTCAAGAGACATGATGTTTTCCTTGTTTCCATCCTGACCATCCAGTCAGGCATTAAGGCTGGTGGGCCGCGCCAGTACGGTTACATTGCTCCAATGATAAATGCCAACAGTTCCTCGTAACGAATACCGTAGCGATCTCCAGCTTCACGGGCAGGATTTGTCACAAGACCATTCTCGTCACGTTCTTCGGCCTGCGCTTCCCACTTGTCATAGCAAACCATTGCGTAATTCATAGCATCAAGACCTTCAGCTTGAAATGCAGCAATGATTTCTTGAACAACTACGCCAACGTGAATTCGCGCGGCTAAACCTTTTTTATCAACAGCATCTTTGAATCGGAATTTTTTAACCAATCCTTTAAGTGCAACTGCAACACGCTTTTCGGCGATGGCAAGTGGTTCAATATCTTGTTTTTCACGGGCGTCGGAAGTGTTAATTGAACCAGTGGCGGCATAAATTACCGACATACGATTGCTGCCCTGACCCAAAGCAACAACATTATCAACAGCTGGCGTTAATGATCCAGTGCTGCCATTGTTTACCGAAAATCTAATTTGATCCGCACCATACTCCCTAAAATAACTTTCAGGAGTTGCTGTTGTTCCAGTTCCGAGGTATATGTAACCAGTTGGCGCAATGCGTATTGCTTGATACGTGCTTGCCGATGGCTTTACAAAATATCCTAATTCAGAAACTCTATAAACCCAATTCGTTGCGCTGTTAGTTTTTCCAAGCGCGGTTGTTCCAGCCTCAAATCCTTGCAAATGTGGTTGCGAGCTAGAGCCGGTACTTATACTAAAACCAACACCAGTTGCGTCAATAAAATTTGATCTTCCTGCAATTAACGAGTTGTATGAGTTAGACCCGCTGCCGGAATATGAAAAAACAATATCAGACGCTTGATAGCCGCCTATGAACAAGTTTGAATTATTACCGGATGAATTGTCAGTATTAAATAATACTCTTTTAGCGCCGGCACCCTCGTAGCGACAAGACTGAAATTGATTAAACGCAGTTTGTTGTTTAAATTCAATAGAATACTCAACATCTGCGGATTCCAAACTTGTGTTGAGAAATATGTTGTTGTTTGCTTGTCCGTAAGAATTACCGATAATGATGTCGCGTGTGCCAGTGTACCCGCTGACTGTGAAATCTGCGCTATTGGTCCCAAGCCGTCCAGCAATAAACGTGTTTTGGTTTGACCATCCGTCAACCGATCTTGCGCCAACATTCATGTTAATCTTATTTGAATAAACAAACATTAAGCTAACAGTGTTGTACGCAAATCCGCTGGTGTATCCCCCAGCGTACACGCCGGTTTCACATTCAGTTGCGCTTACAACGGTAATTTGGCAGGTATTGCAGTTTGCTAACTCCACAGCAATACCCACGCCCCAAGTCCCCGTAGCGCGTGAATTGTTGCGGACTGATGGTAAAACAATTCGTTTGTAGCTGGTCGGGGCGCCGGTTGCCGTACCAAAACGAACAATTGGGCTGACGCTATTTGCGTTAGCTTCAATTGCAAGATTACCCAAATCACCATTGCACTCAAGTTGAATTGTGGCGTCTACTGTATAAACGCCGGGTGCTCCAACAAGATAGCCACCTGTTGCGTTTGCAGCATTGGCAGCAGCTTGAATTGCGGTTGCGTTTTCAGATGCTGTCGCAGAAGGGCTTGCCCCATAGTCGACAATGTTTACAGGAGCGCCCTGAATCATTGAGTACGTTACTTTTGTCAATGACATATTTCAACCTTTAAAAATTTTCAATTTCCGCAACTTAAACAAAATAAGTTGTAGTTATGTAAAGTGTTTGGGTGCTTGCAACTGGGTATGTTGAATCATAATATCTGCACTCTATATTAGCTGACGAAACAAAACCATTTATTGATTTTGCAGTGGAATCATTAATTCCCAATGCGTTGTAATAGATAATACCACTTGTATTGGGTGAAAACGGCATTCCCGCTATGATTATCGCACCAGCGCCTGTTCCATTGTTAGTAATTGGTATTTTTGCATTTAATGTTACTTGTCTACCAACAAGAGTGTAAGAACCATATACGGTCCCCACTGAAGTAATGGTTCCTGTTCTAGCAGTAACTGTAGGCGTCCAAGTACCTTCTTCATAATCAGCCAGCAACTCGCTTGTGCCTGTGCCCGGTGTGGCAGAAAAGTCGATGCCTTTGCCAGATGTGCCGATGACGAGGTTGCCTGTGTTGACTGTGACATCGCCGCCAGTGGCGACAGTAACCCTAGCAAGATCGCTTGTCGCAAAAATAATGGGTCTATACGCACCCGTACTAGTATATGATGCGCCAATTACCCAAGCATCTGGTGTGGTTCGATAACCCGCATACAAAATTGAATCATTGGTTGTTCTTTGCGCTTGGAGTGCTTGACCCGTCGACCCAATTGCCGCGCCTTCCGCAGTTACGCGAGAAAAAGATGTTGCGTTGTAACTTAAGGCGCTGACCGCTCGACCTGCTGTTAAGTTTGCAACGCTGACTTGTTTGGTTGCACCACTTTGAACAAGTGGGACAACTTCAGTACCCGCAAGCGGGGTAGTCGATGCAGGCAGTGCGGATATTTTTGCGTCAGCCATTTTGTACCTCTGTGATTAATTAAGCTGCTGCAACCGCAATAGTTCCAGCATTAGTTACATAAATTTCCCAACGCGATCCGTTAGGAGAACGCAAGAAAATGCCCCTGTTAGCGGTAAAACACTCGTACTGACCATAATAGTTCACGCCCCATACTGCCGTACCAGATTCATTTACGCCTTCTATGTGCTTACCTGTGGTTCTCGCCAATGAGGATTTATAAACACTAGGATTTCCCGATGCAGCGCCAGTGTCCTCAAGATACATTAAAGGTAATGAACCAGATGCTGTTCTTTTTGTATGAAAAGCAGTTACATGGGTACGAACACCCAAGTTCATTCCAGAATCATCAATGATTGTTAACGTACCTGTTACATCGTTGTAACTTGCCAACAACCCTTGGAAATGAGGAGCGTATACATAGTTGCTATATACGCCTGTGGTGGGGTTATTGTTAACGCCTGTGCAAGTGTTATTTCCCTCAAATCTGCATGAAATCAATGAGCAGTTATACCCCGTAATAGCTGCACCATATGTTACGTTGCCTTCAAAAGCGGTGGCAATAAATTTGACAGAGTTGACGCTTCCAAGATATGCTCCAGCATCGCAATCAGTAATTTTTCCGCCATACACTGAATTTTCATTTGCGGTTTTATCAAATACGATACCGTTGGTGCAATCAGATACAAGCGGATCGTAAATTGAGTTGTAATACGCGCCTGTTACAGTGCCGCCGCTTGTTTCAGCAATGTAGTAAATACCCGTTGCGCAGTTAAAAACGGCCACACGTTCAAGTTTTGAAAATGAAACGTGCGGCAAATTAATACCTATCTGCCCTGCAACTGCAACACCATCAAAAGTCAATTCTTTAATTACTACTTCATAGTAACGAGTTGCCGTTGGTTCATTTGTAGTAAGTATTGTACTTACTGAGTTTTGAATAACACAAACATCGCGGTTAGACCCAGCAAGCACTGTGTCTGTTTTTACTTTTAGCGCCGCAGTTGTTTTGTATGTTCCTGGTGGAAAGTAAATTTGCACACCAGAAACCGAATTGTCAATTGCAGCTTGAATCGCCACCGTGTCGTCCGTTACGCCGTCACCAACAGCACCAAAGTCTTGCACGCTAATTGTTTGCGCCAGTTTGTCTTCGACGTTGGTTGCCACACCACCGGTAAACGGAGGCGTATAGGCCACCACAGACGCATCAGTTGCGTTACCAGTGGTCTGTGTGGCCGTGGTGAACTTGACGCTGGCACCCACATGCAAACCGGACACAAAGGTCACCGTGTCGCTGTCAGTCTCAAGGTAAGCGTATTGAGCACCAGGACCGTACTGGTTCACGCCGTCCACGTACACGCTTAGGCTGTTGGTGCCCGGCTGGTACTGAGTAGTGGTCAGGTTGAACACGGTTTGGCCTGCGGTGGCCGTTTGAATCTCTTGCTCAGTCGTGTAGTTGACAAAGTTGGAGTTGATGCCCACGATGTTGTCGTAGGTGGCAATCAGCACGTTGGTGCTGGTCTGCAAAACAAACTTGTAAATGACCCCATCGGTCAGCCAAATCTCTCCACCGGGCACTCGGCCACCAGAATCCAACACAATCGGGTTGGTGTGGGCAGTGACGCCCAAGGAACTGGTGTAAGTGGCTGCGGGTGTTGTGGTGCCTGCTGCGTAGCTGTACAGCTTGCCACCAGACAACGGGTTGCCGTTGTTGTCAAAGAACTGGGCTGCAACGCCACCCACGGGAGAGAGAAGAACGGTCATCGGTTACTCCAACAAGATCAGACCGCCATCCTCTTGTACGAGGTTGTCGCCGTCTTCTGCTAAAAGGTTGCTTTGTGCCTGTTCGCTGTTGCGACCACCAAACAACGTGATGATGCCACCCAGTCCAATGCCAACAGCGTTGCGAACAGCAAGGAAGCTCATTTTGTGTTCATCGGTTTGCAGTACACCACGCCAGCAGACGAGATCTGGATGGCACTGACGCGCCACAGACCGCTGGTGCTGATCGCCACTTTGAACGGGATGGGTGTGAATGCAGGGATCGGTGTGCTGGCAGTTGTTGCCACGGCACCTTCACCCACTTCAATGTAGCAAGGCTCTGTGGACCAGACCATGACGCCTTCAGGACCAGCGGGCCAGCCAGATGTGTTGGCCGCTGTGCCTGTGAAAGAGGCGGTTTGAGCCGGGAAATTGGCTTTGGTGAGGGGATTGAGAAGTTCCAAGATACTCTCCTTATGGCGGCAATTATGCCAAGAATTTCAATTTATAGAGCGTTGCCAAATAAAGCCCAACGATTTCATCAATGATGTTCTGGATCGGGGTGTCGGTTTTGCTCACCACCTCGTACCGCATATCCTCAATGTCTTTAAGGGACTGCTCCAGAAACTCAATGATGTTTGTGGTCTTCTTGGCACTCATCAAGCTGATGGGTCCAATTAGACCATGACGGCCTTGATACGCCTCGGCAAACTTGTCGGCCAAGTCAATCACCCCGTCATAGAACGTGTTCAGCGCCATGTGTTTGGAAAAGCTGCGGGTGTTCAAGTGAACCGAGTGGGCCACGTCACGGGCCAGGAACAGTTCGCCTACAAAATCAGCGCATTTCATTTATCTCTCCTTGGGGTGGCATCATCTCAGGCTGCATTTCTGGCATCTGACGCTGCTCATTCATCATGACCATATTGTCGTTGCTTTCCATCGCAGCCGCCACAACACCCATAGCGATGTCTTGAATCTGCTGCTCAGTCATACCAGCCTGCACGGCGCTGATACGCTTAGTCTCAGCATCAAATGCCTTGATTTGGTTGGCCTGTTCCTTGATTTCCAAGTCACGGACTTCCATGCTCTTGTTGACGTTTTGCAACATCTGGAACATATTCTCCATCTCAGCGGCCATCGCCTCCATCTGCTGGTTGGCAGCGGCCAAGGCTGGATCGTCATCATCGGCCAACACTTTGGGGTCAATGGTTTTCTTGAACCGCTTGGCAAGGTCTTGGGCACCGGGCCAGTCCATGTTCTTGACAAACAGGTCGCCAGCGACTTGCCACAACTGTGGGTTGCCTTGCAGCAACTGGGCCATGCTTTCCAAAGCCTCTTGACGCTTGGTAGCGTAGCCTGGGCCGGTGATCACGCGCACATCGTACTTGCCAACGCCGGGGTTGTAGATCTTCTCGATCAACACGCCTTCTTGGTCCACGATCCGCTTGACCGGCTCTTGCTGGCCTGGGTTCATCTTGACGGTCGATGGCTCACCATCTTCGCCAATGATGCGGGCGATGCGCTCGGTGTCGTAAATCTTGGGGATCAGGTCCACAAGTTGACGGCCAATGTGACGGATCGCACGGGCCAAGTTGTCAACGTAGTGGTAAGTGCCGATGTCGCCCTCACGCTGACGCGCAAGGATGGCTTTGCCAGAACGCTCGTTGCTGGTCATGCCCAGCGATGCGTTGTATTGGCCGGTGGCCGACTTGATGTCTTCAGCAGCACCCGCCTTGGCTTGCAGCAGGCCGCTGGAGGCCATTGGAGGCTGTGCCCGCTGGGGTAGTGGCAACACAGCGCCTTGGCCGTCTGTAACGTCTGGATTGACCTCAAGGTAAGGCCAG